GGACAAATTTATTTAATGCCACAAGGTGGTGTAGTTGAGCCATACCAAGCAAACAAAGTTTGCATTGCCGACATCTGTTGTGCAGAAGGTTGGAATTATAGTCCAAGATTACATGTGGACTTGTGGGGAAATGGATGGGGAAAGTAATGACAACATTTACAACAGAAGATAGAATTTCATCAAATCTATCAGACCGTATCACTCAATGGATTAAAAACTATGCAGAATCAGCTGGTATCAAGAGTTTGGTGATAGGTGTCAGTGGAGGCATAGACAGTGCTGTGGTAAGTACTTTGTGCGCCAAGACTGGCATACACACAATTGCAGTATCCTTACCTATTCGTCAACGTGAAGAGCTACACAATCTCAGTTTGGATCATTGTTTTTGGTTGGGCAACAAGTTTGCCAATGTTCGCACAGAGATTGTAAACTTGACTTCAACTTTTGATCACTTTGAAGAAATTATGGGTAATTATAATAGTGAATTGGCCTTTGCCAACAGTCGAGCAAGATTGCGTATGATGGCGTTGTATCAGATAGCACAAAGTTGTACAGGTATTGTGGTGGGTACAGGCAACAAGGTTGAGGACTTTGGTGTGGGATTCTTTACCAAATACGGTGACGGTGGAGTGGATATCAGTCCCATTGCCGATTTACTAAAAACAGAGGTATGGCAGTTGGGTCGTGAGCTAGGAGTAGATCAACGCATCATTGATGCGGCACCCACAGATGGCTTATGGGAAGATGGTAGAGTGGATCAAGATCAGTTGCATGGATTGACCTATGCAGAACTAGAAATTGCCATGGCGTTGGATGACACTGACGCTGTGCCAGCAAATGATGCAGAAGCAATGGCTTTGTATCAGTATCGTAAGATACGTGCTAGAAATTTACACAAAATGTTACCTATACCAGTATTTAAAAAATAATGCCAATGGATGCAATGCAGGACAGATGGCATCTTCCATCTGAGTACACGTATCGGTATTGTTTATGGCCCAGACGTTGTTATAATACCGGACAGTGGTTATGGCTTACACTGGCACTACACGGAAGTGCTGTATGGCACGGGCCAGGAGAACCAGTGGTAGAACAACGTTGGTATCACCGACACGAGGCATTGATTATGATGATTAAAGGAGTAGCAAATGGGAATACTTGATATGTTTAAAAAGAAAAAACCGGTGAAGGTGCCGGTACCTCGAGATTCCAAAGTTAAACAAACCGAGAAAGAGATTGCCACAGAGAAAGGCGAACCTTGGGTTGGCATACTGAGCATGGACATTGATCCAGAAAACATGCATCAAGGTGCGTTTGAGCTAGACTGGAATGACAAATTTGTTGCCAATCTAGTACGTGCTGGCTATCAAGGCAAGCCCGATGACTCTGACGCTGAAATTGTAGATCGCTGGTTCCAAAATATCTGTCGGCATGTTGTCATGGAAACTTGGGAACAAGAGCAAGCAATGAATCCTGATGCCAACAGAGTTGTACAAACTCGCAACATCGGTGGCGGACGCACAGAGGTATCATGATATTATACGTCGACGGTGACAGCCACACAGCCGCAGCAGAAGCAGTAAACAATCATGCATTTGCCATGGACGATAATGGTTTCTTTTATATGGGTCGTGCACCTCATCCGGCAAATCTTGCGGCAAGTTGGGCTAGACTGTTGGCTGATACACTAAGAGCAGGATTTCATTGTGGAGCTGAAAGTGCCAGCTCCAACGCCAGAATTATCCGTACCACACGTGAATGGTTAACACTACAGGGATATGATCAAGACCTATTGGTAATCATACAATGGTCAACGTGGGAACGTGAAGAGTGGTTGCACAATGATGTATACTACCAAGTCAATGGTTCGGGCATAGATAGTGTTCCGGCAGAGTTACAAGATCAATACCGACAATTTGTGGTCAACATAGACTGGCAAGCAAAAACCAAACAAGCGCACGAGGATATTTGGGCATTTCATCAAGAACTCACGGATCAAAACATCAAGCACATATTTTTCAATGGCAACAACGATTTTGGACCGCTTCAAGAACGCCGAGATTGGGGCACCAGTTATATTGGTCCTTATGATCCAAAAATGACATTTAACCACTTGATCCAGGATCAAGGTATTCAAACAGTAGCACCCAATTCATGGCATTTTGGACGAGATGGCCATAGCTATTTTCACCGTTTTATGTTACAATACATTATTAACAACAAACTAATTTAAACATGAAGAAAATTTTGTTGTTTCACTATTTTGGTGGAGCAGGGGGAAAGTTTATTGCTAACTGTTTAGCATACAGCGGCAAAGTAGCCTTTCAAAATTTTTCAATTGCAAATAAAATTTTAAAAGAAAACGATGTTAAGTTGCTAGAGAACAACTTGTTAAATCTAATTCCAGAAAAAACCCAAGGACGAAATTGGTTATTTCTTGAACAAGGCTGTTCTCAACTGTTTGGGCCTGATATACATTTAGTCAAATCTGGATCCGTACAGAATTTTAATTTTGATCTATTAAATCAGTTAGGCGATGTATGGTTACCTATTATGACCCATACAATTGAGGATTTTAATAATTGTTTAAATTATTTTTCACATAATTCAGTAGTGGTCACAGTGTTAGTTGATTCGACTACTACTTTTATTGATTCAGCTATTAGGGCTAAGTGGCCTGAAGAACATCATTGTTTAGATATTGTTTTATATCGTGAGTTTTGTGAAAACATAAAAAATGTAAAGTTTGATTTTACATTTGACCAGTGGACTCCACTGGAGACTACTAAGCGAGAGAAAATTGTTAATCTTGCAAAACATCTAGGAATTAGTTTTGATCTGACAATTGCAGAAAATTTTATTAACAAATATATTGAATTCCATAAATGAGATATGTACTAATTGACACAGCAAACATGTTCTTTAGAGCAAGACATGGTGCTTTCCGTGCGTCCGATACCTGGGAGAAAATTGGCTTTGCACTACACGTTACGCTAATGAGTGCCAACAAAGTGGCCACCCGTTTCAAAGCAGATCATGTGGTATTTGCACTAGAGGGGCGCAGCTGGCGCAAAGACTTTTACGAACCCTACAAAAAGAACCGTGCTGTGGCTCGTGCTGCACTGACAGAAGCAGAACAAGATGAAGACAAAATGTTCTGGGAAACTTATGATGCACTGACTAAATACTTGGCTGAGAGAACCAATTGCTCAGTGATCCGATGCGAAACAGCCGAAGGTGACGACATTATTGCTCGCTGGATTGCACTACACCCCCAAGACGAACACATTATTATTTCCAGCGACACTGACTTTGTGCAATTGATTGCTCCCAATGTTACTCAGTACAATGGTATCAGCGATGAGCATATTACTTTAGAAGGGTATTTTGATGCCAAAGGCAAAGCAGTAATTGACAAGAAAAAGCAAGAACCAAAAACTATCCCAGATCCCAAATGGCTGTTGTTTGAAAAGTGTGTGCGTGGTGATACCTCAGACAACGTGTTCAGTGCGTTTCCCGGGGTAAGGACCAAAGGTACCAAAAACAAAGTAGGACTTCAAGAAGCGTTCGAAGATCGAGACCGCCAAGGATACAACTGGAACAACATGATGTTACAGCGTTGGACCGATCACAACGGTCAGGAACATCGAGTACTAGATGATTATCAACGCAACGTGGCTTTGATTGATCTAACGGCGCAACCTCAGGATGTCAAAGATCGTGTGGATACCTGTATTCGTGAACAACGATCAGAAAAAGATGTGGGGCAAGTGGGCGTGAGATTCATGCAGTTTTGTGGCAAATATGATTTGATCAAGTGTAGCGAATCAGCAGACTCGTTTGGTCGATGGATGAACGAGACATACAAAGGAGTATTAAATGACAATCATAGCTAAACCTGTGATAGACAAAAAGTTTTGGATATTGAAAAAAGACAACGAAAAGGTTGGCAACGTTGAAGCATGTCCAGGTGGGTATCAAGTTACCATAAACAACAGTGTGGAAAAATACAAAACTATTCGAATGGTTCAGCAACGAACCAACATACAGTTTGAAACAGAAGTCAAAGCCAGCAAACCAGACACACACTTGGTGCATGGTTATCCGGCCAGTGGTAGAGTACACAACCCTGTGTGGGACGTTCCGCATCAGTTGCCATTGTACACCAAAACAAAAAAATCCAAGTCTTGGTTTGCTGCTGGGTGGTACACAGTCAAACGTGGACGCAAGTGGAAGACCATACAAGACCCTAAATTAATTGCGTTGGAACGTTATGCATTTCATGGTCCATTTTATTCCAAACAATCAGCGGAAAGTAATTTACATGTCTAACTCAGTGCCATTTACTACAATACTCAACAACAAATGAGCATACACTTACAAAAATTTGTTGATCGTGTGCAAGGCAATGAAAGTCGCGGACTCCGAGACTTTACCATGAGCATGTCTGACGCTCGAGCTCTGCATGCCGATCTAACCAGACTGCTGATTGAACTTCAGACTTTACGTGAGGTTGTAGCAACCAAACCTCAGGAAGAAGTAATCACCGTAGAAGTAGGCGGCGGTTCATTCTAAAAGTACCTATATTTGGCATAAATAAAATATAGGAGTATTACAGTGAGTAGACCAAAACCCAACGTGCTTGTTGAACAAACCAACCGAAGCACTTACAAAACTGAACAGGTACTGGCCAGTGAAGGTATCTGGGCAGTGTTCTATGACTCCAAACCTATCAATCTCAAAACTTCAAACATGTTGGTACAGTATCCCGGACCCAAGTACAAAAAAGTCAGCTTTTCAAATCCTGGGCATGCCATTAACTTGGCCAAGAAACTCAACACACAATTTCGAACTGATAAATTCTCAGTGGTATTGTTACAGGCTGGCAATCGAATCTATCCTTGATGTGCGTGACAAACTCAAACTTGTAGAAACATTAATCTCTGAACTGCCGGATGGTCACGAAGAAACAGTAGAACGTGGCATGAAGTTATGGTGGTACAACATACGCAAAGAAGGTGGGCTAAGACTAACCGACATTGGCTATTTTGTGTTAAAGAATATGTTGGAGATCGAAAGTTACGACATGGCGATTGACATCAAAGAGTTTGATCGTCAGATGTTGCTGGACCTAGATCGCAAACTACAGATGCCCTACTATATCGTGGTCAAGAAAAAACTACCCACGACCATTGTGATGTTTGGCAGTCGAGAAGCTGTGTTGGCCAGATTATACGGATCATTAGATAAATTTCTTGACAACTATAACTAATTTAGTTATACTATTAACTTAATTGGGCCGGTAGCTCATTAGGTTAGAGCAGAGGACTCATAATCCTTTGGTGGAGTGTTCGAATCACTCTCGGCCCACCAAGTTAAAAACAGGAGAGTTGGCCGAGCGGTCGAAGGCATCCGCCTACTAAGCGGACATGGATCTAAACAGTCCATCTAGGGTTCGAATCCCTAACTCTCCGCCAAGGATACAATGAAATACAACATGCAAACTGACATGATGGAAACAGAATGGTTTCGCAACAAAGTGAAACTGTCAAAGCCTTATGCTCAAAATTTGTATGCAGCCATGTGCAACAATGAGTTTCAAAAGCAAGATGCTTGGGAAGTATTGTCAGACAATCGCTGGTCATGCAGTTGGCGTGCCGCCGGCGGAGTAGTTGCTACCTTGTGTGAACAAGGTGACTATATGGACTATTATTGTTCAGGCATGGGCGGATTTGCAGACGATCAAACAGACCCTGAAAAATACTATGAAGAAACTGGCTATGTCCGAGAAAGCGCAGTCACAGACGAAATTCGTGCAGATCTATTGAGATTAGGCTGGATTGCAATTGCGACGGAATAAGTAATACACAGGAGATTTTTTCATGTCACAACAAGAAAAACAGCCTCAACCGATCAACACAAGATTAACAGAGTTAAATCAAGACAAACATCCTGATTTTACTCCCAAACAAAAACAAGAAATCATTGCAAAAGGCAATCCCAAGATTGACAATAATGTGATAAAAGGGTATAATTAGTATAGTTTTGCATTTTAGAAAAAATGCATGGTGGGTCGGGCCGTTGTAGATTGTGGTAGTAAAGAATTGTTGTAATTCCTTTGTAGCAAAGGCATTGTGGACCCGGGTTCGATTCCCGGCATCTCCACCGAAGCATATTCAACCTCACACGCGGAGAGGTGACATATAATAGAGTGTGTTTTGTTGGGGATGACAAGGTTTCGACATGGTGAGATAGCGAAAAAGGCAACACAGTAGGCGATGACTGTCAATCAAGCAAAAAACGTAAATGCAAACGACGCACAGTTCGCTTTAGCAGCCTAAACACTGCTTAGGGTTTGGCCAGTTGAACCTCGTAACAGAATCAGCTGGCATAAATAGATTTAATATGATGAACAACACCATAATTCTTTGCCGCAATCTGCCACTGGACACAGTGTGGCTGTCTTGCGAGGGCGGCTTAGATGTCAGGGGTTCAGAATAGATTTGTTGTTAGACACTTTATTCAAGAACCCCGGAACTTAAAACACTCCGGGGTTTCTGTTTGTAATGTAATTGTAACATTGATCAAGAAAGGAAGAACATATGCAATCAGTAGACCATACAAAACTGCACAACCAAATCGTTCAAAAGGCGTTTGATGTTTCTTCGGCTGTTTTAACAGAGTCCCAAAAGGCACAACTGTTTCAAAACAAAATCCAAAGAGCACAGGCCATGTTGAGTTGCCAAACCAGAATGCCTGTGCCCGCACGCACAGAACGCTGAATCGTACCCCCATGGACAAATAGGTAAAGTCGACTCTCTCAGAAGGAGTAGTGTTCCCCGTTCGAATCGGGGTGGGGTAGCCAAATAAATTGCAATCAGTTTGTGGTTGTGTTATAATGTAAGCTAACCAGGAGAGAAATATGCCTTTGATTCAAAGTCGCGGTACAGAAGTAGATACGCAGAAGTGTGTAGTCAATGCCAATGGCAACAAGTATGATTTGGTGTTGATGGCTGCTGCACGAGCCAGAGAAATCAAACGTCGTAACCAGACCAGCATGAAACAAGAGCACGTGGGTGCGCCTGTTACAGCATTGTTGGAAATTCAACGTGGCGAAGTGTCAACAGATTACATAAACAAAGAATAAGGAATTAGTATGGCAACGAATTTACAACGTAAGAAACCAGGCTACACTAAGTCTGGTGTGGCAAAGATTGTGTCAATGAACATCAAAGAACTTGTGTCGGCTTTGGACAAAGCCAGCAGGAAAAAAGATCGAGCCAAGATTCAACGCAGACTACAACGCATGGGCTATGTAGCACCTGCGCCGGCAGTACAAGAAGCTGCGGCAGA